GTTGCAGGCTCATTTGCTGAAGTATTAGCACCTGCAATACAATCAATGTCTTTAGCTTTTACAAATGATTTTGTTAATGCTCTTATGGCAGGTGAAAACGCTTTATCAAGTTTTAAAGATTTTTCTAAGCAAATTGTTGCACAGATCATATCTACTTTCTTACAAATGGCAGTTGTCAATGAAATATTAATGATGATATTTGGACAAAGCGGTCTTAAAGTTAAAGACTTTAAACTACCAACATTAAGTGGTAGAGATGCAGGTGGCGGTACAGTACAAGGAGGTGGTGCTTATATGGTTGGTGAGCGTGGTCCTGAAATATTTGTTCCTAATACTGGTGGTAAAGTAATGAATAACATGAACAGCAAAAACGCTATGGGCGGTGGTCCAAGTATTATAGTCAATCAGTCTATAAACTTTGCAACAGGTGTAGTGCCAACCGTAAGAGCAGAAGTAGTAAAAATGATGCCACAGATAGCAGAAGTAAGTAAAAATGCTGTAGCAGAAGCTGCAATGCGTGGCGGTAACTACAGGAGAGCATTACAAGGTGGCTAAATTAATATCAATGCCTACGAGTCCAAACTTTGTAACAAGTAACTGGTCTCTTATCAGAACTGTGGGTACAACAACTAGTCCCTTTACTGGTAAAACCAAAACGCAAGAATTTGATGGTGTCTATTGGACAGCAGAGGTATCTCTACCGCCCATGCGTAGATCACAAGCCGTAGAATGGCAATCCTTTTTATTAGAGCTTAACGCTACTGTAAATCACTTTAAATTTGCTGACCCTGATGCACTTACAAATACAGGAACATATAGCACTGGACATTTAACATCTGAACTTAGAGTTAATGCTACCTCAACCCAGTTATCTTTTAGTGGCTCTACACTTACCGCAGGCTCAACAATATTTACTAATTCAAAAGTTGGTGATTTTATAGTAGTCACTGGTGCAACAAACGAAGATAACAACGGCACACATAAAATACAATCAAAAACAAGTGCTGCAGTAATCGTAACAACAAGCACATTTACCACAGAATCTAACACAGCAAGTTGCAAGGTTAGAACCAATGTCAAGGGTGCTACAGGATTATCGCTTCTCGCTTCCACAAACGCTGCTAGTGGCACTATTAAGAAAGGAGACTACTTACAGATACAATCGGCAGCAAACACCACAGCAACGCCCACACAGATAGTAATGGTTACGGAAGATGCAACAGCTACGGCAGACGGTGCAAAGGATTTCTATAGTGTAGCTATACAACCGAAGCTAAGATCAGACCTAGCAACAGGACATTACTCAGTATTCACAAATCCAAAGGGAACATTTAGGCTCATATCTAATGAGGTAAGTTGGTCAGCAGACCGAATATCCAACTACGGCATTAGTTTTTCTTGTATTGAGGTAATTTAATGGCTACTAGGCAGGGTTTAGATAGTTCTATCGTAAATCGTCTAGGTGCGGATGAACAAGCCTTATTCTTTGCGGTAAAAGCAGAGTTTGATACTGATGATATTCTTGTATGGTCAGGCATAGATGATCTTGTTATAGGCTCAGATACATACGCAGGAGCAGGACAATTACTATCAATATCCAACTCAGAAGATAATTTAGAATTAAAATCTAATGGATTGGTTATTGCTCTGTCAGGGATGGACACAACAGTTGTTAATTATGCACTTACAGAAAACTATCAAAATAGACCTTTAACATTATTGATGGGTTATGTGATGGGTGGCACTAACGAGGTTGCAGGAACGCTAACATTATTCAAGGGAAGAATGACAAGTCTAGTTATTAATGATACGCCTGAAGGCTCTACAGTTACCATAGATGCAGAAAACAGACTAGTAGACCTAGACAGACCATCAAACTTTAGATACACAAAGGAATCGCAAAACTTTTTGCATTCAGGTGATACAGGCTTTAATCGTGTTGCATCTTTACAAGACAAGCAGATTAATTGGGGCAAAACTTCTGATACTGCAGGCGGAACAGGGGGCAGTGGTGGTGGCGGAAATCAACACAGTGATGGCAGAGGTGGTAATGGGGCGCAGTTTAAATGAAGAAACTACCTAACTGGCAAGCTATGTTTGATTCCTTCGTAGAAAACAATAATTTTTCTTTCAAGTGGGGACAAAATGATTGTTGTAAGTTTAGCAACGCTCTTATAAAACAGATAACAGGCGAAGATTTAATTCCTAAAAAATTAAAGTGGCATGACGAAACAAGCGCCATGAAAGCTATAGCTTCATACGGTGGTGATTTAGAAACAAGCATTGAGAAAGCCTGCAACGCAAAGCGCGTAGGTGAGATTAACAAAGCCTACATGACTTGCGGTGATCTTGTTGTCTATGAACAAAACGGCTCTAGTCTTGTAGGTATGTGCAATGGATTTGGAATAGTTACACCTACAGATGATGGCATAGGTGTAGTTGATTGTGATTTAGCCTATAGAGTTTGGAGATTTGATTAATGGCTAAACAAATTAAAGCTGCTTTAACAGCAGCTATCATAGTTTTTGTTGCTTCTGCTGCATTAGGCGGTGGATGGGCTTTGACTTGGTCTGCTATGACAACAACTGGTACAGCAGCATTTATGGCTGCATCTACTTTTATAGGAACACTTGCAACTAGCTTAATCGGTGGCATGACATCTAAAGGTATAAATGCTTCGGCAGGCAACTTTGGCTCTAAGTTTGCAACTCGTGCGCCACTTGCACCTAGACAAATTGTTTATGGTGAATGTCGTGTCGGTGCAACTATAGTCCATGTAGAAACAACTGGAACAGATAATTATTTGTTGCACATGGTAGCAGCTATTGCAGGACACGAAATAGAAAGCCTAGAAACGCTTAGACTAAATGATATAAATACCACAACCACAACATCAACAATAAGCGGTTCAACAGTTTACACCGTTACTAATTCTGATTTTACAAATACAGAGAATGACAATAATTTTGGTAGTGGCAGATTAGTTCGTTACTCCTTTGAAGATGGAAGCCAAACAGCAGTAAACGGTTTTATGGATGCACAGCTTGCAAGCATGGGTACAACAGATAAATTTTTGGGTGTAGCTTATGTATATATACAGATGGTATTTGATGCAGAAAAATTTGGTGGGGGAATGCCTGCAGTATCATTCAAAGTTAAAGGCAAGAATGTTTTTGATCCTAGAACCAGTGCAAATGCAACAACAGACCTGCAAAGATCAAATCCTGCTTTAATTATAAGAGATTACTTAACAAATACACAATACGGTCTGAAAGCTGAAACTACAGAAATTAACGACACCACTAATGCAGGAGGTTTTTCTTCTGCAGCTAATACCTGTGATCAAAATGTAACTCTAGCAGATGGAAGCACGACAGAAAGAAGATACACAGCTAACGGATTTACAAACTTTAGTGCTAACGGTAACGGAGTTCTTGAATCTGTCCTTAGTTCTATGGCAGGCAAAATGTCGTATGTAAATGGTCAATTCACAGTGTTTGCAGGTGCATCACAAACACCAAGCCTTACAATTACAGATGATGAGTTATTATCGCCTGTTTCTATTTCAACAAATGCTTCTAGTGGTGATTTATATAACTCGGTTAAACCTGTATATGTTGATGCTGCTTTAAATTTTACAGCAACAGATGCAGAGGTATATCAAGATTCTACATTTTTAAATGCTGATACCCCTAGTGGTGAAAGCACGGCTAATTATGTAAAGCAAATGGAGATTCAGCTACCTTTTACAGTGACAGATACAATGGCACAACGGTTATCTCGCATAGCTTTAAAAAGTCAGAGACAGACTACTTCTTTATCTGTTTTGGTCAGCTTGCAATTTATGAGATGTCAACCGAGTGATTGGGTTTATCTTACCAATGAAAGGTTAAATTACACACAAAAAGTATTTGAGGTCTTGTCTACCAACATGGAAGTTATCCAAGACGGAGATGTACCAGTTATAGCAACACGACTTGAACTTAAAGAAGTAGAAGCATCCGTATTTAACTTTGCAACAAACGACTACACCACAGGTCAAGCAGAAGGCTCTGATGTGTCAACAGGTAATTACAGCGTAACTGCACCGACAAATCTCTCCCTAGCACAACAGAACGCTATTGACGGCACAACCAGTAAGGTAGACATACTTGTGAACTGGACTAATAACGCTAGTGATAAGGTGGTTCTGACAGAGATAGCCTATAAGCTAAATGCCGATTCTAACTACACTGCGGACTTTACGGCAGGTAAAGGTGTAACAAAGGCATCTATTCCCAATGTGGTGGTGGGTAGCACCTACAATGTAAAACTACGACACATAGACCTTAACGGTGTGGCTAGTGCCTACACAAGTGCGGTCAACATAGCCATATCCGCAGCTTCTTCTGCACCTAATGCACCCACAAGCCTATCCGCAACGACAGGCGGAACAATGATTCTTGTTAAATGGACTAATCCAAATGTAACAGATTTAAGAGCCGTAAAAGTTTACTTAAAAACATCTAACTCTACGCCCACTGACGATACCGATTTAGTAGATACGATTGCAGGTGAGCCTAACGCAGTAACCACGACTTTATTTGGTGATCAGGATAATCTAACAGCAGGCACTACTTACTTCTTTTGGGTAAGGGCGATCAACCATTCAGGACAACACTCAGCATTTAGTTCTTCAGTATCAGGAAACTTTGCTGCAGCAGGTGTAGCGGATGGCTCTATAACAACTTTAAAACTTGCAGCACAAGCCGTTACAAATGCCAAGATAGCAGTTGCAGCCATACAGGGTGATGTCATTGCAGCAGGTGCGATAGTTGAAGCCAAACTAGGTACGGATGCAGTAACAGCAGCTAAGATTGCAGACAACGCAGTCACATCAGCACAAATATCCGCAGATGCAGTTACAACCGCAAAGATCGCAGATGATGCCGTAACCAATGCCTTGATCGCAACGGATGCGGTAAATCAAGACTCTATTGCAGCAAACGCAGTAACGGCAACGCAGATAGTAGCAGGAACTATAACCGCCAGTGAGATAGCATCTAACGCTGTTACCACAGCCAAGATTAATGCAGGGGCTATCACAGCAGCAAAGATTGGCACAGGAGAGATAACTGCAACGCAGATAGCTTCTGACACTATCACGGCTAATCAGATAGCTTCTAACGCTATCACAGCTAATGAACTAGCAGCGAACTCGGTAACTGCTGCAAAGATAACTGCAAATACAATTACCGCTTCTGAGATTGCAGCAAATACTCTGACTGCCACACAGATAGCTGCAGGTGCAATAGCAACAGACGAATTGGCAGCAGATGCGGTTACGGCAGCAAAGATTGTTGCAAACACTATTACTGGTAATGAGATTAATGTAGATTTATTAAATGTAGAACACTTTGGAAATGTATCTGCTGATATAAAAAGTCATTTAACGACTGAAACCTTTGTACCCTTAGAAGTATTTGGTAGCGTGTTTCAAAGGGGTAGTACAAACTTCACCACACAAACGCAAACCACAGGAACATATCTATCGTTATCCATAGGCAGTGTGCGTAACAATGCAAAGTACAGAGCAATATGGACAGGTGTTTATGGAGACTGCACTAATGGTGTGCTTGAATACAGTGTAGATAATTCCACATTTGTACAAGCTGCAGGTGGTATTCAAGGTGTTACTTTCTCAGCAGGTACTTTTAGAACTTATGTTTTTGTTTACAACGGCACGATAACTGGTCTAGCTTCTAACGCATCAACTGTTTATTGGAGAGTTCGTTGGATAACAAAACTTAGATCAACCTATCAATCTCTTTATGTTTTTATTGACAATACGCAATGACAGATTTTACTACTTATAAAACATCAACTGGCGTAATCACAAGCTGTGGCAGTACTAATTTGCCATTAAACGAGATCGCAAAAGACAGTGATGAATCACTTATTGAAGGCATCTATGAAGCTGAAACCTATAAAATAATCAGTGGCTCTGCAGTCCTGCAAAACATTGATTGGAAGATAGGCTTACGCTTTGAAAGAAATGCCTTGCTGACAGAATCAGATTGGACACAAACAGCCGACAGTCCATTATCAGATAGCAAGAAAGCGGAATGGGTTACATACAGACAGGCGCTTAGAGATTTACCAAGTAGCTACACGGATGATGATGAGTATTCTGATGTAGTATTTCCAACACCACCATCATAGGAGTAGATTATGCAACAAGACGGAAGATTTAGCGGAGACATGGATAGAAACGAAGTAGAGATGGATTTGCAAAAGTTCATGGGTATGATTGAGGAGATCGGTCAGCTTAAAGATAAGATTAGAGAACTTGAAGATGAAACAAATGTTAATCCTTGGCAGAAAGTCATACATCTAGCTAGGGCAGTGGACTCATGGCGCATATTCCCAAGAATCTTTGTAGTGGTCTACATCTACCTTATGTATGAGTCAGTCATATGGTTCATGAACTTGCCTGAACCCAATTTAGAGCAATCAGCACTGGTATCTGTGGTAGTAGGTGCTATGGGTGTAGTGTTCGGTGTCTACTCAGGTAAGTCAGGACAAAGCAAAGGCTTCAAGGGCGAAGAAGATAAGTAAAAATCCAAATGGATGCGTTTACATTAATTGAAGAAGTTGGGTTGCCGATTGCCAGTGGTTTGGTCATGGGTTACTTCATATTCCTTATCATGCAACAGATGATGAACGGCTTAGTCAACAAGATTAAGACCGTAGAGGGCATTGCAAAAATGCTTATTACAAGGGCATCAATAATGAACAACGACATGATACGAATTGATACAAGCGTGTCTAGTGCGTTAAATCTGCCACCTGACCTAGATCGCATTGCAAGGGCAGAGAACTTTGTAGAGGACGGCAAGATAGATGCTAGGCGTGATTAATGGATATAGTTGCAGTAATAGATAAGTTTGGTTTCACTACTGTCATGGTCGTTGGCTTGGGCTACTTTGTTTACTATGTTTGGATAACTATAACCAAAACCATTGACCCTGCAGTAGCGGAAATGCAAAAGACTATCATTAGGCTGACTGATCAGTTAAGGCTCTTAGACCAAGATATGATAAGATTACAGCAGAAAGTAAATACAGTTTTAAAATTAAAGGACAATGAGGAAACTAAGTAACGATCAATTAATAGCATTTGGCTTAATGGGTATATTAATTACATTGGTATTGTCGTTAAGCATTCAAGCAGATCAGATGACTCACAAGTTCAAGAGTCCGAGCTTTAGTGGTATAAATACAAGCTCTCATTACTTCACTGCCGAGAATCAAGAGTTTAACAGGCGCAAAGCCATCAAGGACGAAATAAAGGCTTATCAAGAAGAATTAGCAAGGGAAGCAGACAACACAACGCTTGCAAGGTTTATAAGAAATTTAGAAAGTCGTATATACGCACAGCTATCTAGGCAACTGGTAGATAATCTGTTTGGAGAAACTGCAAGTACAGAAGGTACTATTGAATTAGAGGGTAATACAATTACTTATGAATCTGACGGAGAATACATAACACTTATAGTTACAGATGCAGACGGCAACACTACAGAAATCACTCTGCCTATTGGTTCTTTTACTTTCTAGCTGTGCTTCAATACAAGTTGAAAAACAATTAGCTAAAAACTTTTTAAACAAAGAAACCAAATACGCAAGCATTTTAGACATTCAGTCTGAGGAATTGAAGAATGTCCCATTGCCTAAAAGAAAGCCAATCATAGCCGTTTATCCAAACAGCTTCACAGATCAGACAGGACAGAGAAAAAGCAACAGTGAGTTTGCGCTGTTTTCTACCGCGATTACACAAGCACCTAACTCGCTATTGCTAAGAGCATTGAAACACGCAGGAGACGGTGAATTCTTTAGAGTCGTTGAAAGGGTGGGACTGGACAATCTTACCAAAGAGCGACAACTCATACGATCTGCTAGAAAAGAATTTGATCAGGCTGATATACAGCCTTTGCTTTTTGCAGGCTTAATATTAGAAGGCGCAGTAATATCTTACGACTCTAATGTTAGAACTGGCGGTGGCGGTGCTAGATATTTAGGTATTGGCAAGACTGTCTCTTACCGTGAGGACATGGTCAATGTAAGTCTACGGATGGTTTCTACCGCTACAGGAGAGATACTGGTAGAGGTACTGGCACAAAAAACTATATTTAGCTACGCAAACAGTGATGATGTATTTCGTTTTATAGAGCTAGGAACAGAGCTAGTTGAATTAGAGTTCGGTGTGACCTACAATGAGTCAACCACTATTGCCTTAAGCAAGGCAATTGAGAGTGCAGTATTGGAACTCATTAACATTGGTTATG